CATAGTGCTGATGTATTACATCATTCTGCAAAATTAACTCTAGATGTTGTAAATGAAACTATATTAGAATCTATGTTGGATGAAGTCATTGCAGAGCCACTTAGTAATATTAGTAGTACAAAAGCATCTATACCAGAGTATAAGCGTGAAATAGAATATCATACAATAACAAAGCGAAGGATGGAAGATATCAAAGAGAAGATACTGGCAGATGTTGAAATTAAACATAAAAATAAAACAGATGAATTACTAACTTCAGCATTTCTTCAAAAGCGTGCTTTTCAACGTATGACATCTAGACAAAAGAAAAAAATAAATAGATTGCAAGATAAAGAACATCGTCAGGATCAGCGAAATAAATTGGTAGATAAAATAAATGAAGAATTAAAAGAACTTAATTTAAGACCACTTATAAAACAAGTTGCTATGATTCCTCAAGACACAAACCTACCTGGTGGCATTAGAGCAAAAGTGCATGATTGTCTTTTGGATTTTGTTCAAAAAAATAAAAATGTGAGCACAGTGTTAGATTTAGCAAATTGGAACGCAGTTAAAAACTCTTCTTTAGTGCAGGCAGATATATGTATAAAGGCTCAATATGGTGCAAAGAGAGAGTTTTATGTTATAAACATTGGTGCAAAGGCTATGGCAAGAATGCTTGAAGAATTTTTTCATAAAATATGCCAAACATTACCAAATGAGATGATATCTATTCCTGGAGACAAAAAACTGTTAGATATGCAGAACCTTATTAATAATACAATGATTGAGAAAAAAGGAACTCATATGATTTACTATACTAATGGAGATTGTACAAAATGGTCTGCAGCTGAAACTATGGAATGTTTCTTTAGCATGTTAAGAGGTATGAAGAGCAAATTACCTGAAGAAGCATACCTAATGTGTAAAGCTATAATAAGATCATGGGGTATGAAAAGAATAAATATACCAGTATCAATCCTAACAAATACATATAGAATAATGAAGGGTAAAACTGAATATCTTGAAGATTGTACTGATGCTCAAATTAAGAGTAGCCAAAATTTTTTACAAGGAATGTTTAATTATATGTCATCATTTAAAGCTGTATGTTGCAGTAATTACACAATGCACTTATGGCAGAAAATGTATCCAAAGTCAGACCTGAAAATGACCCATTTAGAACATTCTGATGATTATGTGCTGATGACAACGGTAAGAACTGAAGATGAATTGTTAAAATTCAG